TAAGTTGACATAAAAACTCAGTTTTAAATGCATCTGAGTCTACTCCACCAGGAATACCTAAGATAATCTCTTCAATAATCTCTGGGGTAATGTGTGGAGAGTCAGACCTTTTGCTATCTTCAAGTCCATCGTATAAAGTCTTAACTATCATACGCTTATCACTAGCTGCCATTTTCATCTGTTGGATAAATTCATGATTTGGATTGTCGGGGGTTGTAGAGGAAAGAATGATTCTACCTTTTGTAAGTAAAGTAGTAGGAATAAGAATGGATGAAATGATGTGATTTAGATCAGAGCAAAATCCAGCCTCATCCACTAGACAAAGGTCAGCATCTCCTCCACGCAGCTTCTCATAGTTACCATTATCTGTTCCTGCAAGCTGGATTTCTGAGCCATTAGCAAAAACATACATGTTATCTTGAGTTTTAAATGTAGGAATTAATTCATTTGGACAGTCTTCTAATATTTTTTGCATTACAGGCTTAATTACTTTCCTAGCCCATCCAGTTTCAGGAAGTACAAATTTAACTGTTGATTTTTTTTTAAGACAAACTTCAATTGCTATTAATAACAAAAGCCAGGATTTACCTAGCCGTCTGGAGCAATTAAAGATTATAGTTTTATCTTTTTTACCGTGGAAAAAATCATACATATCCTTTTGAGAAGGATGTAATTTCCACTCTAGTATACCTTCACGCCAGAGTTGTTCCCTGGCTTTCTTTTGAATCTCTTTTTCTTTAAGAGAGATTCCCTTTTTATTCATCTTGGTCTACTACTTGAATCTTTTTAGCTGCAATTTTAATTAATTCTTTTTTATTTTGTGGTAATTTAACTGTGTCAATAATCCCAGTTTCTTTACCTTGTGCTAATCTTTTATTTTTTACTAATAAATCGTATATGCGCACTTCTTCTAGACTTAATGGTCTAATTTGTGCTGCTTCTTTAAGGCGCTCTAATTGCTTTAATGCAATCATTTCCTCATCTGTTACTTCATTAAAAACAGGGGAATAGGAAGATACTGTATGTTTTAGTATATCTTCTAAGTGTTGAATATGTTTAGTTTTTTCTGATAATTGTTGTTTTAAATTAATAATCTCTTGAGCTAAAGAGACATTGTCCTGTTCAAATTTTTCTACAACTGTAGTTTGAACAAATTTTTCAGCAAGTTCATGGATTGTTGCTACTTCTGTCTTAGAAGTATCTTTTTGTTTTTTGCTCATTTGGTTGTGGACCTCTCTGAATCACTTTGTCCATTTTTAATGCAGAAATAGATTTTTCTAATTCTTCCAACCGAATGTTAACTTCGTTTGACTTTTTAACTACTCCAGCTTCAATAAATTGTTTATATGCAATATAAGCAACAACTGAGATTAGAGCTAAAGCGTCACCAATAGATGCGCCTAATATGGCAAGTCTTATTGAAAAAATCAAAAACGCCATCTCTGGTAGTTTTGATAAGAATTCATTCATCTTATTCATATATTACCTTTTCTTTAGTAAAAACAAGGATTTGTACGTCATGGCCTATATTTATATTGTGGACACACCACTTTGCCGTTTGTATGAAATCTATGCGCTTACATTTTAACTTGTTAATGTCCTTGCTTTTATATCTGAAATATGCTATGCTACTAATATGTTTAAAGAAATTAGATTAAATAAAAGCGTATTAAACGATATAGACGCTTTGGCTGAAGCTTATAATAGAAGAAACAAAACTTTATTTAAACAATGTCTTTTTTCTCTTGAAATGGATTTAGCTGCGTACTACAATGAGACTAAGAAAAAACATCAAGCAGAAGACGCACTAATTAAATGGTATGAAAAACTTTGGGAGATGTAATGTTAAATAAATATTTAGAAATTGTTACTGATGTTAAAACCAATACATTTAAAAACATTGTTAGAGATACTTTACATTGGATTAGTCTTCCAATTAAATTATTACTTATTGGATGTTTAGGTGTATACGGTATTTTATACAATAAATTTAAATATAAAAAACGTCCTCCGGTTGCTAGGCGTTTGAATAAAACACAAAAAACTCAACGGATGCAAAAAATCCTTAAGTTTCTTCCAGTACTTAAGAATGAATTCTATGAATTATATTTACCTAGAAATAAACTTATTGATGTTTTAAATGGAGCAAACCATAGTCCAGACCATCAGTTATTAAGACATGGTCAGTATGTATTTTTAATGTCTAAACTAGGTAAAAGAAATGCACAAATGGATTATGCTCTTACTCAGTGTATGCAAGGTAACTACTTAGCTCGCGGCTACAAGTGGGATTACACAGAGAATAAATTTATATTTAATATGAAATCTACATCAGGAGATATGCTTTTAGGCTTATCTCTAGCTATGCTTGATACTGATTTACAAAATCCATCCCAAGAACTGCTTCTTGAAAAATATGACCAATTAGTTAGTAATATTATAGAGTTTGACTATTCTTTGCTTGAAGGTCAAGAACCACCAGATGAACCATATAAAACTCTATGGAATAAACGATTAAAAGAAGCTAGTTTAAGACCAGAGGCAGTAAGAATGAAATCCAGTCGGGCAATGTTTCAACCTGGACTAGAAACTGTAGGAGCACAAGCTTTAACAATTCTGGCAGCACTTAAAACTAACGCTAAAAAGAATAAATCCAAAAGCAGTGAAAAAGAATATTGGAATCTTTTTTATAAAAAAGGTTATTCATTGTTATCATTATTACCTACCGCATATTTACCAGATAGACGTGGATATTTCAATGATGCCAATTGTGTTCATGCGCTTTACATCCTTTTAAAGCTTGCTGACACTAAAGTTGAAAAGTTTGTGTATAGATTTGCGCTTAGATATATCTTTAACTTAAGTAAATCCTGGTATAACTTGTATTTTGTTGGATTAATTAAAGAAGTAGCACCAGACATGATTACCGCTAAGTACTTAGAAGAAGCTAAAGAATATATGTATGAAGAAGATCCATTAACCTGGACCTATGATAATTCTATTGGACTTAAAACTAATACAACTCCAATTCCTCTAGGATTACTAAAGCACTCAGAATTTGCTTATGGAGATAAATTAGACCAATACAATCAATTAAATACAGGAGATAGAGTATTTAGTGGTTTGAGTGAGCTTGCAGTTATGGTACTATTAGAAGATGAGATATATGAAAATATTACTAATCCTAAGTCTTTTAACTAGTGTCTGCAATGCTCAAACTTATACAGAAGAACAGATGCAAAGAAAAACTATTGATGCTGTTGCTAAATTTTATGGGGTAGATTCATTAGGAGAAGAAGCATTTAGAAGAATTCAAAAAAAAATACTACCTAAAAAGTATGAAAAGTATATACCATTTTTTGGAACAATGTATAGTGTAGTTGTTGATAAAAGAATAACGTATAAAATGGAGTTTTAATGGGATTTAAAATAAGCGCAAGTGATGTAAAAGAAATTACTGAGTATTTAACTAAAAAATGTCCAGGGAGTAGTGTAGATATATACATTGAACCTAATGAATCTAAGCTAACTCTTAAAGCTAGTAATTTAAAAAGTGAATTTGTTACAATACATGTACATCCAGAATCGGTGAGTAAATTTCCAGAATTAACTAAATCAGTGAGGTTAAAAGATGACGTATAGAATTAAAATTCTAAGATTAGATGGATCTTTTATTGAATCAGATATAAATAAAGTTTTTGATTTTATGTCAATGACTGGCTATTATGTTAATCCTAGTATTATAAATACTAAGTTTGTAAACGTATCATTTAGTAAAACAAGTGGAGATATTGAAGAAGTAATTTACCAGGAGGTAAAGCTTGAAAACTGAACTATCAACAGAACGTCAACAAGAATTAATTCAGGCTTTAACTGAAATTGTAGAAGAGCTTGGGTGGATTATTGGTATTCCTATTGTTGAATCTGAAGAAGACAGCGTGCATGGTCTTATCGTTGGAACAGAACAATTCGTTATGGATGCCGTAGAAAGTACTGGCATGGAAGTAGAGAAAATTGAATCAATAGAAGATAGTAATGATAAAAAAAATAAAACAAATTTACACTAATTTAGTAGATTTATTTGATTTATGTAAGCATAAATTTAAAATAACTGAAATACATTTTTATTCTTTTAAAAATAAAAGGATAACAAAAATTACAAGTCATTGTTGTTATTGTAATAAAGAAATTAGAAAATATGAGGATACATTTTGATAAATTTATTATTATTTACTGTATTATCTGCTACTTGTAAACCAATGAAAACTAACGTTAGTCCTCCTTGGTCTAAGGAAGACATTGCTGGATTTTCGGAACTAAAAATGTATTGTATAGAAATAAGAAAACCTTGTGTTGTTGAATTTTTTAAAACAATAAAAGGATCTTATCGAGGAGCTTGCTCTGTTCCAGAACTAGATAGCAAATAGCTACAAACTGCAATAAATCCATAATTCTTTTTATAGATATTTTTTTAGTTAATTTTTTAGGTGCTTCTTTAGCTGTAATTCTAGCCATTTTTTTACCTTATAAATCTTTTTTAGTTATATCTAAAAACTCTACATCATTTTTAAGTCGAATAAAACTATCGTAAATACCCAAGTGATTAAAATAAAATATATCAGAATAAGTTTTACTAAATCTTGTAATTTCAACTTCCATTTTATAAGTTAATTCACCAGTCAGAAATGCAGGAGCCAAAGCCGACTCAGGTGAACTTGCTGTAAACTTATTTTGATTGACTGCTGTTCCTGATGTTGTTACAAGCAAAGTTTCTGTCCAATTATCAGTAACATCTATTGAGTATATTTTAAATGTACAACTAGCAATTGTTTTAGCCGTTTTACCTCTAAAAAGAGAGCCTACCATTTGTACACCATTAAATGTGTTTGAATTAAATCGCAACCAGGCTTTTACTCGATACTCTTTATTTTGTGGTCTTTCAAAACTAATTTTTGTTATAATAGAATTATATGCAGCATTTGGTGTAATAACTTTTTTATTATTAAATGACAACTTAAGTGGTTGTATATATTCATTATTAGTAAGCATCATTACTCTTCTACTAGCCATTAGTCGGCCACCGTGATACCAATTGCGCCTTTTCTCACTGCACCATCTGCTGTTATGTTAAATAGTACAGTATAATGCGTCAAGTCTGTTAAAGCTGTTGCTAATACTGGAGTTGTTTTATATAGACCATTAACGTCTGCAATAATTCCCGATTGAGATATTCCTAAAGCTGTTCCTTCTTTGTTATAAACTGCGTAAGAAGCAGTTCCTAAATTACTACTAATCTGTTCTCCATTTTTAGTAATCCAAATAGTAGCTTGTAACTGATTTGCTGCATCAATAGAGAACACTGCTCTTGGTTCATATTGCTGACCAGCTTCAGCATAGCTGATTGGTAGATTATAAACAATAGCAATACCATCAACATAAATAGTTACTTTAACTGTGTAAAATGTATTATCTAAACTTAAAACAGAATTTACAGGAGTAATTTCGTAAAATCCCTCAGCGTCTGCTGTAATATTATTTTGAGCCATGCTAGGCACAAGATTACCGTTTTGATCGTAAATTACATAACTAGCTAACCCTAATCTACTAGGATCATTTATAACGCCATCATTATCATTAACCCAAAAACTAGCAATAAGTTGATTGTTTGTATTTACTGCAAATACTCCATTGATTTCTGCATTTGTGGCTCCGGTAATCCCAGGAGTTGTTTGAAAGAAATTTATTGTATTGTTATCTCTATTGCCAATAGAATCTACCGCTCTAACTCCAACATAATATCTAACTCCAGATAGCAAAAGAGTTCCATTAGCTAAAGAAAATATATCTGCTTGTAAGTTAGGAGTAATAAGTGCAATATTTACAACATTAAATAAATTTAAATCTGTTTCTGCTTGTACATAAACTTCGTATTTGATAGGCGATGATAGATCGGTAGCTGCTGCCCAAGACGCTCTAAGTTGACCTAAAGCTCCTCTAGTAAGAAAAGTAATTCCTCCAAAAGTAGGAGGAGTTAAAT